ATGGAGACCCTGATCGACGATAATGTGAAGACTTTCGAATTCACACTCGACGATTGGTTAAGTTTCGTAGGTCCGCTCGTTGGAATGGATCACGCACTAGCAATCAAGAGATTGAAGTACGTGACCGCTTTCTGGTACGCGCGATTCCTCCACGATGAGGTTCCAGAGCCGGATGTTGCCGGTTGGGATCATTGGTTGTGGGGGAGTCACGTTAGAGGTTACCTCAAATCGCGAATGATGGCGCAAACTGCGCGGAATGCGAAATTGTTTTATTCGCTCCTGCAGTGCAAGCGCGCTTGCGATCCTGTCCCTGAGTCTTTTGTTCAGGGGGCGCTCGAAAAGCACAGGAAGACTATTGGTCACAAGAGTGACCCGATCAGTAATGATCTGAAGTCTAAAATTGAGGAACGTACCCGGGAGATCATTGCACATTGGCCGAAGTTTCAAGACCGGCAATGTGAACCATCGCATTCTGCATCATTTGAGTGCAGTCGTAAATGTGGTGGCCAGGCTAGCGCTCTCATGAGGCAGCTTGGAGACTATTGTCCGAAGAAGGACTTCGTGGATGTTTGTTCGGGTTTTCGGACCCGCTTACACCCTGAAGTTGCCTCATTGGAGACTCGATCAGTCAATGGTGACGTCGTTCTCCCCGAGGAATCCTTTGAGGATACGCAGTACATGTCTGATGAACTGTGTGAAGTCTTCAATGATCTTGTGGCTCCCAAACCGAACGATCTTGTCGGTATGGTGGAAGCTACTCCTGGTATAGTATCAGAACGCCGCGGATGGTTGGAACCATCTCGGTCGGCGATGTTGTTTGCTGCCAGATGTCATGAGCTCGGTTTGCCGGAGATCCTTCTCCCTTGTGGAGTGGGTCCCGGTTTTGGTTATTACACCACCCGATCTGACAGTGCTGGTTGGAGGGCTCCCTGTGGCTGTTCTTATACACGGCCAGTCATCGCCAAAGGTCAAATGACCTGCGGTGTTTCGGCTGTTCTTGAACCATTGAAGGTTCGAACAGTTACAAAGGGGCGTGCTCAAGCATACAACGCAGTTCATGGTATTCAGAAATGGATGCACGGAGCTCTACGTGAGAGTCGTGTGTTTCAACTGATTGGGTCGACGGTCTCTGAAGACGTCATCAAGGAGCAGTTTCGTCTGCGTCAGCCAGGAGAGTTTTTGATCTCCGGCGACTACAGTGCTGCTACTGATAACCTCAAAATTGAGGTGACCAAAACCATCTTCGAGGTCATCCTTCGGCGACTTGCCGAAGACCTCGATTGGTCCGCTGAAGCGGAGTCCTTGTGTCATTTAGCCCGTAAGGTGCTTTATGAGCATGTCATCTCTTACCCAAAGGATTCGGGTTTGGAGGATGTTACACAGGGGACTGGTCAGTTGATGGGGAGTGTTTTATCCTTCCCAATTCTCTGTCTCGCGAACTGCATCTGTTGTTGGATCAGCTTGTATGGAGGTTTGAGCTTTAATGAGCTCCCCATACTCGTCAACGGTGACGATATCGCCTTTTCTTGCACGCGCGAACGCTACAAGATTTGGAGCGATAGTCTGGCTGATTTCGGTTTTGTTAAGTCGGTTGGCAAAAACTATTGCCACAAGAGGTTCATGATTATCAATTCAGAACTCTTTGACTCTCAGTATCTCAAGAGTGGCCGTTGCCACCTTCCCTTTTTCAATGCCGGTCTCCTTCTTGGGAGACATCGGGTGTCGAAGGTGAAGTCCGCTCCCATGATTAAGGTAGGTGACTACTTTGAGGATGGTGACGTGGAACAGATGCCGATTGTCACGACTCTCGATCTCGTTTTAGGTGGTGCTGTTCATCCTGAACGCGCACTTGGTCGCTTTATCCATTACAATATGGATGCCATCAAGGAGGTAACATCAA